ATCTGCTGTCCTTGTTCTGTCCTGCTCTAACGCAGTTATATAGACTGCCATTCTTGGCGCAGAAGGTATTTTGTTTTCACTGTTATCTCTTATAATATTAGAGACTTGTCTAGTCATATCACCATACATTACAGGAACTTGTACTTCTTTGCCTTCACCGTCTTTGTATTTGAAGTTACTAAAAAGCCTAATTAATTGGGTGATATATCTTCTTATTTGTCCGTCATAAAAATGTTGCATTATTCGTTATCCGGTTTAGCTTTCAGTGCGTCTGATAAGCTCTGTCTTTCTTTAACTGTTTCGCCACCTATACTTGAAGTTGCTGTGTTATTAATAAACGAACTTCTTTGTGTTTGTTTACTATCAGTGTTACTTAAATTAACTCTAATATTATCTTCCATTTTTACCCACCTTTGTCCATCATATCTAAACAGTCTGTTAGGAAATAAGTCTGTTCTAAGGAAGTAATCTCCTTTTACACTACCTGTTGGAAAACCTATACCACTACCAAATGCTTCACCATTAGGAGCTATACCATCTCCTATTAGATAACCTTCATATCCTTCTCTTTCTGGAGTTTGATGAATTCTATCAGCAAGTTCATTTTGTGTACTAGCATCAAGTGTGCTTGTATCTGTTGTAACTAGTTCTGTTACACCTCTATCATCAACTTGTAAGGTGTATAAGTGATTTGTTTCGTATCCAGCTTTTCCAGCATCTGCTTCTGCTTGGTTGACTACAGCATCATTGATTTCTTTTTCTTTGTTATATGTTGAAAGTAAATCTCTAAGTGTCTTATCACTTCCTTCTTCTGCTTTAGCATCAAGTATATCTTTATACTCCTGTGAATCAACTATCTGTTTAAGTTTGATTCTATATAAATGAGGGTACCAAGTCTGTGTAAATCCTTCACTTGCTCTACTTACATCTTCAACAACATAAAATCTTTTAAGTGCTAAATCAAAATCATTTAAAGCATGTGGATCCTTTAGATGCGGTAATTCTATTACATCGCCTGACATAATTTTTCTACCTAGAGCTTTTACTGTATAATTTATAGGTACTGTCATAAACACAATATCTTGGGATAAGAAAAGTCCAAATTGCGATAGATCAAAGTCTATATCTGCTACATTGTAAATACCTCTTATACTGTAAACATTAGGATCATATTTTCTATCTCTATTTTCAAGAAATATCATGTCTTGAATGTTAGTTTCTTTTACAGCATTGTATTCAGGTGTACCTGCTGTAGCTTCTCCTGTGGCTGGATTTTTAGGACCAAGGTATTTGTGTACAAATACGTCTGTACCACCTATAGTAAACATCTCTTCAATGTTCCTATCTAAAAACTGATAATCTTTCCCTTTTTCGGGTTTATATAAACTGAGTCTCGGCATAACATAACTATTTATCAGAGCATAAATACTGTAGCAAGGAAAGAATATGGCAACTAATTTAAAAACGAAAAAACAAGAAGTATTCAAGTATGTTGAGCTAAATTTAGGTGGAGGCATGATTGATGTTGAGTTAGATCCAGATCATTACGAAACAGCTCTTAATGCGGCGCTTTCTAAGTTCAGACAACGCTCAGATAATTCGGTAGAAGAATCCTATATGTTTTTACCATTAGTAATAGATCAAAATGATTATACACTACCTCAAGAAGTTATGGAAGTACGCCAGGTATTTAGAAGAAGTATTGGTTCTAGATCAGGTGGTGGCGACGGAGGTACACTATTTGAACCATTCAACCTTGCGTATACAAACACATATCTTTTAGCTAGTTCTAATATGGGCGGGTTAGCAACTTATAATGCTTTTGCAGGATACCAAGAATTGGTTGGTAGAATGTTTGGTTCCTTTATTGAATTCAAATGGAATACTGTTACAAAGAAATTATCTATTTTACAACGTCCTCGATCAGATGAAGAAATACTTCTTTATGCTTACAACTATAGACCAGACTTTGAGTTATTAGATGATTACCTAGCCCAACAGTGGATTAAAGATTATACACTCGCAAAATGTAAGTACATGCTTGGTGAAGCTCGTTCAAAGTTTGCTACGATAGCTGGACCACAGGGCGGATCTTCAATGAATGGTGATGCTTTAAAAACAGAAGCACAGTCAGAAATTGAAAAGCTAGAAGCAGAAGTAGCCACACAGGTTGGTGGCGGCGCTGGTTACGCCTTTACTATTGGTTAAATTCCACTTGACAAACTAAAACTTTTCAGTTACAATAACTACTATTACATAAGGACTCGCTATGATTATTGGTTTATGTGGACTCATTGGAAGTGGTAAAGGTACTGTTGCTGACATCCTGGTTGATGATCACAAATTTGTTAAAATAAGTTTTGCCGACAAGCTGAAAGATGCTGTTGCTACAATGTTTGACTGGGATAGAGATATGCTAGAAGGCGAAACTCCTGAAAGCAGGGTATGGCGTGAGCAAGAAGATAGTTTTTGGACCAAAGAAACTGGTAGAAAAATTACACCAAGATTAGTTCTACAAGAATTTGGCACTGACTGTATGCGTAACGGATTCTTTGATGGAATCTGGGTAAGTTTTGTACGTAAAAAAATTTTAGATAATCCAGATAAAAATTTTGTTATTCCGGATGTTAGGTTTTCAAATGAATCAGAAATTATCCAAGGAATGAGTGGTAAGGTATGGTGTGTCAAACGTGGTCCTGATCCTTTGTGGTTTAGGCAATATGTAGACTTAGATATAGAACCTGTGGACATACATCCTAGCGAATGGCGTTGGGCAAAAACAGCATTTGAACATAATATCTACAATGAAGGTACTATAGAAGATCTTAAAAATCAGGTACGAGGTCGCCTTGCTTCCACTTTACGCCTTTTTTCTGCAAAAGCCTCTGGCAATTAGCACATATAGTTTTTAAATTACTGTAGTGTGTATTCACTAAATTACCATCAATATGATATACATTATATTGCTCAGGGTGGCCTTTGAATCCACACTTATCACATTCTTGTTTCATCCTATAACCAGCCTTAAACCAACTAGGTATACCATGCTCCTTGCCATTGTGTAAGCAAGTCTCACATTGTCTCCTGTAATAAGTCTTGCCGGCTTTTTTATAATTTATTGCGGCAGGTCTTTGTTTACAATATGAACATAAAGGACGCATACTGTATTTACCATACCTTTTTGCCCCCTTTTATTATGTTATTTCTTGGTATATTTTTATTAAGATGACTAAATACATACAACAGTTGATATACAGGAGAACAAAATGGCATCATTAATATCACCAGGTGTAAATGTTAGTGTTATAGACGAAAGTTTTTACACCCCAGCTGAACCGGGAATGACTCCTATGGTTTTTGTTGCATCTAGACAAGATAAAACAAACGCGGCAGGGACAGGAACAGCTAGTGGAACTACAAAAGCAAATGCTGGAGTACCACAACTTATTACATCACAAAGAGACTTATCTGATAAGTTCGGAGATCCAGTCTTTGAAACAGATAACAACAACAATCCAATTAACGGCGGCGAATTAAACGAGTATGGTTTACAAGCGGCTTATTCTTTCTTAGGTGTTGCGAACAGAGCTTTTGTAACAAGAGCCGACATAGACCTAAATGAAATTTCACCAAGTTCAAGTGCGCCAGCGGCGGCACCAGCAAACGGAACATTTTGGTTTGATACTGCTTTAACAAAATACGGAATTTTTGAATGGAACGGAAATGCTGTAACTGTAACAGGCGGACAAGCATTTACAAATAAAGTTCCAACAGTAATCACATCTAAAACAAATTTAGTAGGTGAATCTATTACAGGTATACCAAAAGGTTCAGTAGGGCAAGTAGGCGGTTATGCTGTTGTTACAACAACTACAATTAACAAAGTTTACTACAAGAACACAGACGGTGCTTGGGTAAAAGTTGGATCATCAGATTGGGTAAAAAGTTGGCCAACAATACAAGGATCAACTGCTAATCCAACTTTGTCAACTGGTCAATCAATTATAATTAACGGATCAACTGTATCAATTTCAGGGACATCTGTTGCTAACATGGTA